GCCTTCTCCGCAGGAGTGGCAGCGCCAGAGCCCCTTGTCCGTGTTGTAGGACATCGAGGGTGTGTTGTCGTCGTGCAGTGGGCAGTGGCCCATGCCGGTTGCCCGCTCGGGGTTGAAGTCGACCTCGTAGTGGTCGAGCACCGCCGAGAGCTCGGGCTTGCTGTCGTCGTCGTTGTCCCAGCTCCTACCCTTGGGCTTGCTGGGCTCTCGCCACTGGATGGCCACTACACCTCCACGTCGTAGAACTCCTCGATCGCGAGGATCACGTCCATGTCTGAGTCGGGGTCTTCGATGAAGGCGAAGAACGCCTCGGTCTCATCGGCGAGCTGATCGCGTTCCGCCTGGGTCATGTCCCAGCCCATGAAGCCGATCACTCCGGGTCCAGCCCGAAGAAGCGCTCAACCGTGGTGATGACGTACGCCTTGCGCCAGGGCTTGCGGTACGCCTTCACGATCACTACGCCGTCGACCAGCGCGGGGTCCAGCCCTCGGTGAGAGGCGTAGTGACCGACCTCGGTCTCCATCTCGCGGACGAACGTGTTGGCGTCCATCTTGGCGTTCTTCGCCTCGATCACCCAGGTCTTGCCGTTCCAGGCGCGGATGACCAGGTCACCCTCGTCCTCGTTGCCGTTCAGGTGCAGGTGCTCGATGTCGAAGCCGGTGGAACGGAACTTGTTCTTCAGCTCGTTCTCCCACTCGGCCCCCTTCTTCTTGTTCCTGACGGGGTTGGTCACACAGTCACACTCCCTTCAAGGAGAGGCGCACCTTCCGGTGCGCTTCCCCCGTTCGTGGTACTCACAGTATCACACACTTCAGCCGAGGCCCAGACGTTCGAGCGAGCTCGTCGGGGTCCAGCCAGATCCGGCAGGAGCCGGGGTGTTGGGCTGGCTGGTCTTGGCCATGACCTCCAGCTTGGAGAAGCGGGTCACGTCCGGGTGGCAGCGCATCATGGCGTAGCTCCGGGCGGTCGGGTCGCACGGACCCATGCGCTGCTTCACGCAGGCGACTCGGTACTCCAGCGACGTCGGGTCCAGGGCCACCGTCAGGGACAGCTCAGGCTTCTCGGAGAGACCGCCCTTCACCTGGTCACGGGACGGGGGAGCCCACGGGTCGCTCTTGGCTTCCCAGCTCTTGTCGCTCGCGTGGTGGAGGATGATCACCGTCGCGCCGGTAGCGCGGGCCAGCTCGGTCGCGTTGGACATGACGGCCATCTGCTCGGTGTAGTCCGACTCAGCGCCCTCGAAGTCCATCAGGTTGTCGAACACGATGACCTCGGGGTACGCATCCCAGAGCTCGACGTACGCCTCCAGCTCCTCATCGACGGCACGCCAGGTGATGGGCGACCCGAAGGAGAAGGTGATGTTCGAGTGAGACAGCGCGTCGATGTACGCCTGACGGTGCTTGCCGCCCTGGGCCATGCCAGCCTCGACCATCTCGGTCGTGTCTCCAGTCGCCATCGAGGCGAGGCGCGAGGACGCCGTGAAGGCGCTCATGTCGGCGGAGAAGTACAGGCTGGGCAGGTTCATCGACGCCACCCAGAACAGAGCGAAGCCGGACTTCTGGGTACCGGACCGACCGGCGATCATGATGACCTCGCCGTGACGGGGTCGAACGCCCTTCTGGTACAGGGCCTCGAACGCCTCGACGCGGGGGAGCTCTCGTCCCGACTCCGCGTGAAGCGACAGGGACCTTCCAGGGGTGAGCACTACTTGTCTCCTCTCACGATCACAGCGCCGATGCCGACAGAGGTGATCAGGGTCTGGCACGCAGGGCAGGGAGCCCGCGTCACGTACAGGGTTGCGTCCTTCAGCTCGTCCGGGTGGATGCCCTTGTCGAGTACGTCTCGGATCGCGTTGCGCTCAGCATGGTCGGCGGCACAGTTGGAGTAGTCGCTGTTCGCGGCCACCTCCTCGTAGGTCATCCGACCTCGGGGACAGTTGCCTGCCGACTTGCAGCCAGGGATGCCGGGCATCAGCCCGTTGTATCCAACCCCCAGGAACCGCTTGCGCTTGTTCAGGATCACCGCCCCCACCTGGGAGCGAGTGCAGTCAGCCATCGTGGCGACCTCGTCGGCGATGTTCAGCGCCCACTCGTCGCGTGTAGGTCGTGTCACTCGACCTCCTCTCTCACTGCCCCAAGGGGGCCGCTCCGAAGAACGACCCCCAAGGTGCTCACACTGTCACACTCAGTCGAAGTCAGGCGCAGCGTCGAGCGCCGCGTTGACCTCCGCCTCGCGCTTCGTGGCGTAGTCGATGACCTTCTGCTGAGCAGCGCGCTCAGCCTGACGCCACACCCACGCCGGGTACGCACCGGGCTTCTTCGCCGGGATCTGCGCGAGGGTCACGATGGTTGCACCACCGACGATCGCCTCCAGGTCACGGGCGAGGACCGTCTGCTCGATGCGCTGGCCCTTCGCGATCTCCGGGCGACCGGCGTCCAGGTCGGCCTGCGTCTTGAAGACGGAGACGTCAGCGAGGACGGAGTCCTTCGGGCCGTTCGGGGTCGGGCGCTGCCTGTCGAACGACTTGACCTCGATGAGGATCGCGACCGCGTCGACGTTGTCCTTCGGCTTGAACCAGCCGCCGCCCTGGGTGGGGATGTCCATGAAGTTCAGCACTGTGTTGTTCTCCTTCGTTCGGTGAGTCGATGCTCGGTGTCTGTTGATGTTGGGTGGAGCGGTGCTGCTACGCGGCGCTGAGGGCCTTGCCCTTGGCCTTCCACGCAGCCATCACGCTCGGGTCGGAGAAGAAGGACTGGTTCTCAGCCCACAGGCGCTTCAGGCCCGCGACGTCCGTCTGCTTCTCGATCTCGCCCAGGATGTAGGCGTTGGGGTCCTCAGCAGGCTGAGCTGCCGGGGCCGGTGCGGCACTGGAGGCCGCTGCCCACGGGTCTTCGTTCGACGCCGTGGAAGTCTGGGGAGGAGCGTCATGCTCACTCGGGGGGATGATGGTCCCACCCAGGAACCGGGCGATGTTGCCCTTGCCGTGAGCCAGGCTGGTCATCTCGACCACCAGCTCGCTCAGGGTCAGCTCGGTCACACTGTCACGCTGGACTCCGAAGTAGGAGATGATGTCCTCGCGGACCTCGTCCGGGCTTCCCTTGAAGACCGCCCAGGTCTCCTCGTAGCCCTTGCCGTACTTGATGGTGACGGTCAGTTCCCTCACGCGGTGTAGCTCCTCTCGTTGTTCTCTCTGTCTTGGTACAAGTTACACGATCCGGGTGTCGGTGTCAACCTCCGGTTCGGCGACTTGCGCCTTGCAGTTCGTCGCTCCCGCGTCGCCCTGACTTGATACAAGTTACACACTCACGGCGGAAGAAGCAACCTCGTTCTCCGTGACCTGCGTCACGAACGGCTTCATCGCACCTCGGGTGCTTCGTGCCTTGCGGATCTGAAGCGCGAGCTGGGCCAGCGCCCACCCGATGTTCAGGTCCACCCAGTACAGGGTGCACTCGCCCGTGCCCGCAGGCAGGTGGACGATGATGCCCCAGTCCTGGTTCACCTCGGGGAGCGGGCTGTACGCCTTCTCCGCCTCGGCTGCGTCGACCGCGACCTTCTTCCATGCGGCCAGGGCCTTCTTGTCCTGGTGGTCCACGGGGAACAGGGTGTGGTCGTACTTCTCCCCTCGCGAGTAGATCGCGAGCTGGCTTGCCATCTTCAGCGCCCCGTACTCGACGGACCCAGTCTTCAGGTCGCCGATGAACAGGCCGCTGATCGGCTTGCCGTCCGGGCCAGGCCCGTCGTACTCGTAGGTGCGGTCGAACGTGCCACCCACGTTGAGCTCGTTGACGACGACGAACTGCTCGACGGCGTGAACCTTCAGCACCGACGTGGCCAGCATGTACGCCATCATGTCCTCGACGTCCTTCTGCGGCGTGCCGAAGGGGAGCGGTTCACCACGGTCCACGTACTCCGAGAGCGTGTGGAGGTGGGTCCCCTTCTCCCGCTTGTCGTTCGCGCCGCTGACGTCCACTGCCCGTTCGGCCAGCGCGTCGAGCTTCTTCTTGTCTTCCTTGTCGTTGGGGTCCAGGCCCGCTACCGCGTCCAGGAGGGACGGCTTCTTCGCCGCACCCACAAGCGTCATGCGCTTGCCCCACGTCGTCAGGTTCGACTTGTCCTCGATGCAGTCGATGAACGTCGTCGTCCTGGTGTGTCCGACCGGCTTGCCGCCAGCCTTCGGCACGATGAGCGGACGGTCCCACCCGTCACGCGGGACTGAGTTGTTCGGGTGTGCCTTGTTCGGGATCTCCATGAAGTTCAGGGTCACTCGGTACTTCCTCCAAGCTGTCGTCCAACGGGGCTGCCGTCAGCGCATCCACCTCAGCCAGGAGTTCGCGGATCATCTCAGCCTCGGCCACCTCGGGCGGCACGATCGGCGTCAGGTAGATCCTCATGATGCCGTGCTCCAGGAACTCCACGTCACACTCGTCGTAGGACATGAGCTCCAGTCCCCAGCCTTCGAGCTGGTTCAGGACGTGTCCCATCACGCTGGGCTTGTAGCCCGGCGAGGCGTCGATGTGGAAGTCGAAGGACTCCAGGTCGAAGCTGAAGTGGATGCAGCCATCCCGTGTGGTGAAGCTCCTCGGATTCCCGAGCTCGCGCTTCCAGGCTGGCAGGTCCCTGCGGTACGGCATGACTGCTGGTTGTTCCCTCCGGTGCGTGCAACTTGCGCTGACAGGAAGGACAGTACATCCCTGTCGGGCAAGTGTGCAAGTTGGATCAGTTACCGCTCTCGATTCCGTGGCACCGGAGGGGGAGCGGAGAGAACAGTAACACTGCTCAGCGGCCACTCAGCCAGGGGGTGGTACTGGTGCGCGGGTGGCCTGCGTGGCGCATGAGGAAGGGGCGGACCCCGGTCATGGAGCCCGCCCCTGCTGGGTCGGTCAGTCGGCAGCCTTCAGGCGCGTCGTCTTCTTGGGCTTGTGGACGAGGTCGTCGTCCCCCTCGCCCCGAGGGATGTAGAAGAAGCCCTCCTCGGTATCCGGGTCGTAGTGCACTACGGCGTTCTCGTCCTTCAGCATCTTCAGCCAGGACGTGAGGCGGGTGAGCTCCAGCTCGGACAGGGCCTCCTCACCCTTCTCTCGCCGACGTGCCTCGACTCGTAACATGCCGATCGGGTACAGCCAGCGGTGCTCGGGCTTCACCTGCCAGGGGATGAGCTCGTCGTTCCGGGTGATCCGTCGCTGCAACCCGCGACGACGGCGGAAGTTCCCCCAGAGGGACGGCACAGTCTCGATGTTGTACTTGCGCCGGTACTCCTTGACCATCCAGTCGTAGGTTCGACCCTCCTCGAACCAGCGGATGACCTCGCCCTCATCTTGTATCTTCCGTGCACCCATGTTGCGCTCCCTTCTGAACGACCAACCCTGTAACCAACAGTCACACCCTTGCACACACAGTGTGACAATGCAAGGGAGTTCGTGTAGGTTGCACCTACCCAGCAACACACACTGACCAGGAAGGACGTACAGAACATGGCTCAGATCAAGGTGACCGTCTGCGACATCGACCCCACCGAGGTGGGCAAGCCGACCACCCGCTACACCATCACGCGCGACGGCGACCGTAGCGAGATGGACCTGTGCAAGGACCACGCCAGCCCGATCGAGACGCTGCTCTACAACGTCGACAAGACCGGCGAGAAGATCAAGGCCGTCCCGGTCAAGCGGACTCCCGCCAAGAAGGCAGCTCCTACTCGCCGTCGTGGCACCGCGAAGGTCGTCAGCCTGGAGGAGATCGAGGCGATGAAGAAGTCATGAGGCTCAGGCCGGTAGACGACAGAAGACCCCCACTCAGCACGTAGCTGGTGGGGGTCTTCTGCGTTACAGGGTCAGCCCTCGGACAGGGGCTCCGAGGTGAGCTCGTTCTCGTCCAGCCCGGTCTCGGGGAAGTCCACCGGGACAGAGCCGTTCGGCTGGGCGTACACACCCAGAGCGGTGAGTATCTGCACACCCGCAGCCACGCGCGGGTCGTCCGCGTAGAGCAGCGTGGCGACCGAAGCCACCGTGCCGAGGAAGGCGATGATCGCCTTCGCGTAGGGCCGGACCTTGGTCGGGAGCAGGGGCAGGAGCAGGGTCACGAAGGACTCCTTCTGGAACCTTGGGGGAGTGGGCTCAGCGTGACGTCCGCTCATCGACGCCCACACTGCTTCTGGAGGGCGAGGTAGCCCGCAGGGCCGATGCGGGTGTCCCGCTTCAGGCCGTAGTTCTTGTACTTCGGGTTCCGCTCGTGCCAGGCCGCGACAGCCGCCTCGGTGTTCGGGCCGTAGAAGTCCGTCACCGCGCCAGGGATCTTGTAGCCCAGCTTCAGCAGGAGCTGCTGGATGTCCTTGACCTGGACGTGGTGGCAGCCAGGCACAACCGCAGCGGCCAGCTTGTAGAGCTGGGACTTCTTGACGACCGGAGCCTTGACCGGCTTCGGGGCGGGAGCAGGCTTGACCGGGGCAGGCTTGACCGGGGCAGGCTTCGCGGGAGCAGGCTTGGCCGGGGTGGGCTCGGGCTTGGGAGCCTGGGAGGCCCAGTCCGGGTCAGCCGAGGTGATGCCCTCGGGGAACTTCGGGTAGCCGTAGCCGTACACGTACGAGCTCTTGCGCTGCCGGGTCTTCCGGTAGACGCCGTCGCCCTCAGCCCCACCGTCCGCGTTGGTGTTGCCCTCGATCGTGGTGATCGTGGTGCTGGTGTAGGACTCAACGATGCCGGTGTGGGTACCACCGCCAGGGCCGAAGAAGACCTGAGCCCCGATCGCGGGGTACTCGCTGAAGCGACCGGCCTTCTTGAACCAGGCGACAGCCGTCTCGCAGCCAGCGGTCTTCGGGTACAGCGCGGGGAAGCCAGCCTCGTGGGCGACCCACGTCACGAACGCGGCACACCAGGGCCAGCCGTAGCCGTCCTGCGAGTAGCCGGGGATCTTGCCGAACCAGCGGTTGTACTTCGAGTTGTTGACCCAGTGGCCACCCTCGAACTTCTCGTGCGTCCCGACCTCGCCAGAGGCGACGGCCAGGATCTTCTGGACAGTAGTGCTCACGCACGACTCCTTCCGGTACAGCGAAGGCCCCAGCTCGCAGTGAGCCAGGGCCTTCGCGGTGTGTGTTACTTGACGGTGATGCTCAGGTGGTGGTCCAGCCGGTCAGCCACAGCCAGGCGCTCGACGCGCTCCTGGCGAAGGTCTTCACGGAGACCGCCGATCTCCTTGCCGTGCTGTCTCAGGACGTCGAGAACTTCCCGGACGTCGTCGTGGAGGCTGTCCATGTCGTCACGGAGGTTCGTGCTGTGGGAGTTGGCGACCTGGTCGCGTGCGACCTGGACGTTCTCCTGCACCTCCGTCAGGGCCTTGCGGTTGCGTCGAAGCATCTCGACAACCACGCCGATGAGGGTCACAAGGATCGTGCCTCCGGTACTGACGAGCGCCACCTGGACCGTGGGCTCCATCGCGCTGGTCACTTGCTCAGCTCCTCGACCAGCTTCTCCAGCTTCTCGATGCGAGCCTGCTGGTCCTGGAGCACCGTGATCATCGCCACCGGCAGAAGGTCGTAGCGGATGCCGTCGACCTCGCCGTCCAGGATGTTGATGATCTCGGGGATCTGCTCATGCACTTCCTCAGCGATCAGGCCGAACTCGTCGGTCCTGCGCGAGGTCTTGCCCTCCTCCAGCTTCCGGTCGTAGATGACCGGGCGAAGTGCGAGCACAGCCTTGGGGTCGATGGGGTGGTCCCGGACGTTCTCCTTGAACCGGATCGAGGAGGTGTTCCGGGCGAAGACGCCAGAGCCTTCCACCCACACCGCGTAGTACGGGCCACCGTCCGAGACCGAGTTGGACGCGGGCTTCTTCGAGCCGTTGGCCCAAGCGATGGTGTCGCTCGCGTCCAGGTAGGAGTGCGTGTGCGAGCTCGGAGGGAACGTGGTCGGCTTCGAGGTGATCGAGGACCAGGAGTGGGAGTGCGTCGAGGGCGGGAACGTCGTCGGCTCGTTGACGATCTGCGACCAGTCGTGCGTGTGCGAGCTGGGGGTGAAGGTCGTCGGCTTGCCAGTGACCGAGGCCCAGTCGTGCGAGTGTGCGTCCGGAGGGAAGGTCGAGGGCTTGTTGCTCAGACTGGCCCAGTCGACAGACTGCGTCAGGTTCGTCCAGGCGGTGCCGTTCCAGAACTCCCAGACGGTGGTGTCGGTGTTGAAGCCGAGGCGTCCCACGCGGGGCGTGGTGGGCCGCAGGGCAGTGCTCCAGGTACCCACGCGCGTGGAGACGAAGCGGCGCTGGTCGGCGATGTTCGCAGCCACGATCGAGGTGACGCTCGCGCCGACCGTGATGTTCGCCAGGCACGACTCGTAGATGCCGGTGTCCGTCTGGGTCAGCGACGGGATGCCACCGCCAGCCGTGCCCTTGACGACGGCCAGCACGATGCTGTTCGCCGCAGGGTCGAGGCGCAGGACCACGCGGTCCGTACGGGCAGCCGTGTCGGCAGCCGCGATGGTGACCGTCGCGACCGCGTCGTTGCTGTAGAAGTGGCCGCGCACGATGGCAGATCCGATGGCGACGTTGAGGACCATGCCGGTACCGGCAGTCACCTTCAAGGACGTGCTGTCCGAGGAGCCGACTACGCCAGTGTCCTGGAGCTCGCGGAAGTAGGAGCTGTACTGGGACTCGCTGACGGTCTGGGCATCGAACGGGTAGGAGGTCTGGGCCACTTGGGGGGTCCTTCCTGTAGGCATGGAAGAAGCCCCCGGCCAGGAGGCTCAGGGGCTCGCGGGTGGGTGGAAGTCAGAGCACGAAGGTGCAGGAGACACGGACCGTCTCGCCCGCGCTGAACGGGTAGCCGTTCGTGGTGCGGAGGGTCACCGCTCCTGTCGACGCGAAGTCGCACTCGCCGTCTGCGTAGCCGGTCGAGTAGATGCCGGTCATGGTCCGGCGCGGACGGTACCCATCCGGGACCGTGGCGATCGTGTGGTCGCCGACGTGCGGAGGGTTGTCCGAGGTCGTGTACGGCGTGACGATCGCGAGGTCGAAGCCGACCGTGCAGACGCCGTTGATCTTGGTGGCCAAGAAGTTGTTGACCGAGTACCCCGAAGACGCCGTCAGTCCTGACGTGATCGACTCCGGGGTGGGCGCGGGGGCAACAGGTGGGGGGTAGAGACTTGCGCCCATGTGGGGGGAGGGCTCCTTCGGGATGGGTTACGGGACGGGGTAGGCCCCGATGTCCTCGATGTGTAGCGACGTCGTGTTGCCGCCGTTCGTGAGGATGCGGACGGAGCCGTAGGTGGCTGCCGCCTTGGTGGCCCTCAGCGTGATCGCGATGGCGACGTCACCCGCTGCGGCACCACCAAGGAACCAGTCGTGGTTGCAGCCAGAGCCGAACATCGAGTCGTCATCGAACACCGAGGCGTAGAAGGCTCCAAGGTCCGAGCTGGCTGTGGTGGCGTCGGTGCCGTAGGCCCAACGCGCGCGGATCGTGGCGCTGTTCTTGGCACCGTGGTCGGCAGTGGTGGCGGTGTCGCCGACCCCGTCAGCGTCCACGCCCGCGAGGTTGATGGTGACCCGGTACAGGCGACCGGCTTCGGCGGTGAAGGTGCCGAGGTAGGCGCGGGTCTCGGTGTCACCGACGTAGGCCGTCGAGCCGAGGGACGAGTAGAAGCGGGTGCCGCGAGGCAGGTTGGGGTTGGTTGGGGGCGGGTAGATCCCAGCTCCCATGTTGATCTCCCTTCTGTCACAAGGGGATGGGTGGTTACTTCTCTGCCGGGTATCGCATCGTGGAGAGGTCCACCCAGGCGTTGCTGATCGTGCCGATGCCGGGCGTGCCGACCGTGATGTAGCCACCCTCAGAGAAGGCGTCAACGCGCATCATCGCGCCGTTGTTCGGCAGGTAGAAGATGTGGTTGGCGAAGGGCCGGTAGCCCACCGGCATGGTGCAGATGTCGTAGGTGGCGGTCGCGACGCCACCCTTGATCAGGCCCTTGAACTCGACCATGCGGCCAGCGCCCATCCGGTAGGCACCGCCTCGGAAGTTCGAGGAACCGTCGAGGACGCCAGCCGGTTCTGGGTAGGCACCCTCGGACGCAGCCGTGTAGGAGGTCCAGTTGTTCTTGTAGGCCAGCGGCCTCCAGTGGTCGAGCTGTTCGCCCGTGCCGAGCTTCAGTGACGGCGCAGTGCCGTCGTTGTTGATGGTCGCGATCATGACGTAGTCGTCGCTCAACGGCGCGAAGGATGTGCTCGTGTAGCCGGTGATCAGGAAGTTGCCGGGCACCGAGGTGTTCGACCCGCCGATCGGCAGCTTGTACCAGAGCTGTCCCCACGTCACGGTGCGCAGCGGGATGCGCCCGTTGGCCACTGTGACCGAGGTGATCGAAGCGTCGCCCTGTACTGGGATGACGGTGCCGTTCGGAGGCATGTCGATCTGGAAGTACCCAGCGGTCGAGGAGGAGGCTCCGCGACCGGCACCCATGCCGACCATGAACCGCTTGCTCCAGGACAGGTTCATGTTGTCCCAGAAGATGTTGCCGCCGCCGTACATCATGTGCCGGACTGCGAGCTCGTAGCTCTGGGTCGACGTCAGCGAGGTGGTGCCAGCCGGACCCTGCGCACCAGTGTCACCCTTCGGACCCTGCGGTCCAGTCGGACCGGCAGGACCCTGGGGACCAGTCGGTCCAGGGACTGTGGAATCGGCTCCTGCCGGGCCGGTAGGTCCAGCCGGTCCCGTAGGTCCAGTCGGTCCTTGCGGGCCTGGCACAGTCGACGCAGCGCCTTGCGGACCCTGCGGACCGGTCGCGCCAGTCGCACCCTTCGCGGCCAGCACGGCGTACTTGGTGACGTCGTTGTCCGGCGTGGTGGCCGTGGACGTGTGAGCCGCAGTGACTCGGTAGGTCGCCCCGTTGTAGGTGACCGCGTCGTTGACGACGTACGCCGTCGAGGCAGCCCAGGCGTTCTTCCAGGTGAGGCCAGCCGGACCGGTAGGTCCAGTCGCACCAGTCGGTCCGATCGGACCCTGGGCACCGGTCGCGCCGGTTGCACCCGTAGCGCCAGTGGCACCGGTAGGACCGGCAGGACCAGTCGCTCCAGTGTCGCCCTTCAGGCCCTGCGGTCCCGGAGCTCCGGTGAGGCCCGATACCTCGGGAGCCGGAACTACGTTGAAGCCCATCAGGCAGTCACCTCCACTCCGCAGATGTGCACGCCGACCGTGGTCGAGCTGGCCTGGACGTCGATCGTGTTGCCCTCGGTCAGCACCTGGCTGATGTCGAGGGTGAAGATGCCGTTCGCCGGGACGGGTGTGTTCGGGACGATGGCGATGGAACCGAACCGGACCAGGACGGTTGCCGCCGTGGTGCCCGAGTTGGTCAGGACGATGTTCGTGACGATCGTCGTCGCGCCGGTAGGCACGGTGTAGACGACGGTCTGGGTGGTTGTCGCGTTGCTTCGGTTCAGTCGCTTGGGCGTGTTCGCCACTCGTTACCACACCCCCATGATGCGAAGTATCTGATCGTCTGTAGAGACGCCAGAACCACCGGAACTGTTGCGCTCCAACTGGCTCACGCGGTTCTCCGTGTTCTGCACTCGCTGCGCGTACGCGGCCTCAGCGTTGAAGCCGGTCGCGTCGCCGAGCTCGACACCGAGCAGGAAGCCATCAGAGGTGGCCTTCAGGATCATGCCGGTGACCGTGGAGGTGAGCTCCTGGTCGTTGACCACGACGGACACGGCGTCGCCCAGTCCCCAGTCGATGCCGAACTGCATCGCCGAGTCCTCCATCGGGACCGCCTGTACGGCGATCGAGGTGAAGCCTTCCTTGGCCAGAGTCTCCAGGCCGGACTGGTCGAGCTGTCCGTCATCGCTCTGGTCGCGCCGGTCCTCGAAGACCTCGATGCGACGACCCCAATCCGCTTCAGCGGCAAGGGACTCCGTCGTTGTGACGTCTCGGAAGGTCCGGTCTTCCTGCTCTCCCTGACCGGCCACGATGACGTGCGTCGCGGACGGGGGAGTGATGGCCACGCGCTGACCGGCGAGCGTGTTGTTCAGGACGTCGAGCCGGATCGTCTTGGTCCGGTCGGTGATCTGGTAGGTCTCGAAGACCAGGTTGCTGCCACGCTGCACGACTCGGAAGCCGAGGCCGTCCACGATGGCGATGTCAGTGAGCAGGTTGCCGAGCACCACGAACCGAGCGGACTTGCTCATGATCGTGCCGCGCCCGAGGTTGGTGCCCATGATGAGCCCCGCCTTGCGTCGAGCTGCCGGTGCGCCCGGTCCGAGGTTCGCGTTCACGTAGGCGTGGAGCAGCGTCTCGGCGTTGCCGGTGCGGTCGTCGTGCGCCTTGGTCTGAGTGGTCGGGTTGACGTTGGTGGGGTCAGGGAACGCCAGGTAGTCGGACAGGATGCAGGTGTCGCTGATGCCCTCGAAGACCACGGAGCCACCGGGATCTTCGGGCGTTGCAGCGAACTCGTTCTTCGTCGTGGGTCCGGACATCAGGATGTCGCTCGGGCCGGTGATGATGACGCCGGAACCTGGAGTCCGCAGGGCTGTGGTGAGCGGGTGCTCGACAGCCAGCGTGAGCTTCCAGGTTCCGACGTTGTTGAACTGGTCTTCCAGCTCCAACACCAGCTCCTCCGGTCGGATCACTCCGAGCCGGTTGAGCGCCTTGTCCCGGACCTCAACGGTGAGGTCGCGGAGCTTCACAGGTCAGATCACCATCCACTTCCGGGGTTGCCATGCGACCTCGATCTTCGAGGCTGACGTGGTGTTGAGCAGGCTTGCCGTGCAGGTGGAGATCCCAGGCTCGACGGCCCAGAAGCGCGGAGCGGGAGCGAGGAGGCTGTACTGGTTCGAGCCGTCCTCCCGCTTCACCGTGCCGTAGCGCGAGTCCACGATCAGCTTCTGCGTGGAGGTCAGAGAGCCCTTCCACCACAGCGTCTCGCCCGTAGGGGAGACCGCCTTGAAGTTGTCGCCGGGACCGTAGACGGTCCACTTGGGGTACGCCGGAACGTCGCCCGTGTTCTCCAGCGCGATGTCGCCGATTGCCTGAGAGGAGGCCACCGGCATGGACATGATGTTCGCCATGAAGGGCGAGGCCGTGGTGGCTCCGCCGATCTGCTGCGTGGTCGCGACCGAGGACGTCCAGTACGGGTCGCCAGCACGGAAGGTGATGACGGTCTGGACGTCCTTGTTGCCGATCGTGTTCTCGCCGTAGACGTACTCGCCGCCTCCGACTCGGACCACCTCGGTCGACCAGCTCGACCCGTCGTCCTCGACCATGCGCAGAGTGCACGGTCCGGCGATGAGCTTGGCCAGTCGAGAGAGGGTCTTCTTCAGTTGGTCGCGGTTCGCCGCGACGATGTCCAGCGGGATGTCAATGTCCCGCGCAAGGACGCGGGTGCGTCGGTACATCGCACCGTCACCCGCGCCTTCCAGCCACTGGACGGACACGGGGGGCAGGCCCAGACCGGTTACCCCAGTCGTGGCCTGCACCCCCTTGCCTTCGTCCTCGATCCCGTTGAGGGACAAGGAGTCCAGGGCGTTCTCCAAGAGGAGCTTCGCCATCGTTACCAGCCCACCATCCTTGCTCGGTTGGCGGCAGCGAACAGGTCTTCCTCCGCAGAGATGGACGAGCCCGGAGCCGCGTAGTAGTTGAGAACCTTGGTGACACCGCCTCCCGAGTTGTCGCCGAGAGCGGAGCCGACCGATGCCGAGACGGACTGTGCGGCCTTGATCTGACCCACCGTGGGGGGCTCGATGTCAGTGCCAGCAACGTCGGTCGCGATCTTCTGGATCGAGGCCAGGACGGTCTTCGCCTCGGACGTGACGCCCTTGGCCAGACCCTTCGAGACCCATGCACCGAGAGCCGCCATCACCCGCGAGGGGGAGTGGATGCCGAGCGCCTTCTTGATGGCCTTGACCATCGAGTCAGCGATCTTCAGCATCTGGTTCTCGATCGCGTTGGCCTGCTTCTCCAGACCCTTGACCAGACCCTCGGCCATGTGGATGCCGTTGTCGTACATGACTTCCGACGCGGTCTTGCCGACCTTGCCAGCGGCGTCCGCGAGCTGCTTCTCCAGGGCGTTGACCTGGTCGACACCCGCCTTGCCCGCGTTGGCCAGAGCCTCAGCCGCAGCCATGCCAGCCTCGGGTCCAGCCTGTGCGAGCTGGTCGAACATCTCCTGGTTCAGGCCCAGCTTCTTCAGCGTGCCGAGTACGGACGCGAAGTGCTTCGCCTGCTCCACCTGCATCTTCAGGCTGGCCACGATGTCCGTGAACCCGCCCTCGACCTTGGTGACGTCGGCAGCGTCGATGATCTTCTGGGCGATGTTCGAGGCGTAGTCCGCCTTCGCCGCCTTCAGATCCGCGAGCTTCTTCTGCGCGTCTTCGAGCTTGGCGTGCACCTTGTCCCACGACGAGAGCAGCGTGTTGAGCTGCTTCTGCTCAGCCTTCAGCTTGTTGGTGACAGCCTTGCTGAGCTTCGCCTTGCCGATCTGGTCAGTCAGCCCGTTCAGGGTCTTCTTGACGTTGTCGAACTGGGACTCCAGGCCCTTGATCAGACCCTTGATGATGACGACACCGGCGTTGTAGAGCAGCACCTTGTCCTTGGGCAGCGGACCCTTCCAGTCGGTCAGCTTCGAGGTGAGGCTGCCGAGCTTGGACTTGACCGCGCCGAACATGGAGCTGATGCCCGAGATCAGGCCCGAGATCAGGGCCTTGCCCGCACCGATCAGCGTCGAGCCCAGAGAGCCCAGCGCCGACTTCGCCTTGCCGGGGAGCGACTTGACGAGGGTGATCACCGACGAGATGCCGGTCGAGACAGCCGACTTCAGCGAGCTCCACGCGGAGGTGAAGACGCCCTTGACCGCAGACCAGCCGGACGAGAACAAGCCTCGCAGGCCGGACATGAGGGAGGAGCCGATGCCGCGCAACGATCCACCGAAGCCGGTGAACGCGCCCTTGATCATGTCCCACACGACGACCGCCGCCATGCGGATGCCACCCCAGGCTGCCTTCCAGAGGCCGGTGACCAGGGTCATGACCTTCTTGATGCCGCCGAGGATGCCGACGTCCAGGAACACCCGGAGAGCGCCAAGGATGATGTCCCAGACGCCGTGCACGATGTTCCACAGGCCGTGCCAGAACTTCGACCAGCCAGCACCGAGGGTGCTCCAGTTGCCGGTGAACAGTCCGACGATCAGACCCCACGCCATCTGGAGGATGCCGACGATGACATCCCAGACACCCTTGACGATTCCGACCAGACCCTCGAAGACTTCCGCCACCGCGTTGACCGCGTCGACCAGCGTCATCGCCAGGAGCTGCACGATGAAGCCGATGACCGGAGCCAGGATCGGCATCAGGAAGTTGACCACCGCGAGGAGCGCCTGGAGCACCGGCGTGATCGCCGTGACCAGTCGCTCGAACGCCTGCTGGAGAGGCGGCAGGCAGGTCGTGATGATGTTCTGGATGATCGGGATCAGCGGCATCAGAACGGCGTTCAGGATCTGGAGCAGGATCGCGATCAGCGGGGTAGCCGCCTTGACGATCGCGCCGAGGAACTGACCGACGACCGGGAGGATCGGAGCCAGGCCCGTGAGCAGCGCCTGCACCAGGGGCATGACCGCCTGGAGGATGGTGCCGAACAGAGCAGCGATCGGAGGCAGGAGCGCACCGATCATCTGGAACGCCGAGCCCAGCATCTGCCCCACGATCGGGACGAGCTGCATGAAGATCGGCGTGAGCTGCTGGACTGCGCCGAGCAGAGCGCCCGAGAGCAGGGTGACCAGCGGCTGGATCAGCGGCACCAGAGTGGTGAACGCCTTGGCCAGCGGAGTCAGCACCGCAGCGATGAGCGGACCGAAGGCCGCGAGCATCGTGCCGCCGAGCTTCAGGATCGCGCCGATCGCCTGGCCGAGCGGAGCCATCGCGGGAGCGAGGGCCTTGACCGCAACCAGGATGCCGTCGAACACGGCCTTCAGACCGTCCGTCACAGCAGGCTGCGCCAGGGCCGAAGCCACCGCACTCAGCGCCGTGCCGATGATCGTGCCGACCTGCGGCAGGACAGTCGTCAGGAGCTTGCCCAGCGAGCTGAACAACTTCTCGACTGCCGGACCAGACGTGGTGGCGATCGTGTTCATGGCGGTGTGAGCCGCCTTCAGCACGTTGACCAGGCCGTTCTGGAAGCCGTCGCTGTTGACCGCCTTGTTGATGCGCTCCAGCGTGTCGCCCAGCATCTTCAGCGAGGAGCCGCCCGCCTGGTCAGCCGCGCCAGCGATCCCCGCGAGGATGCCGCCAGCCTGCTTCAGGACGTTGCCGAGCTCCTTGATCCGAGTGATCGCGGTGTCGATCCACTTGGTGAGGTTGCCGTTGTCGTTGTTCTTGGTCAGCCAGTTGGAGAACTGGACGTTCAGCTTCTCGAAGAAGCTGGCCAGTCGCGGCAGGTAGCCAGCACCGACCGAGCCAAGGATGGCGATCGAGTTCGCCATGTCGTCCGTACCGCCAGTGGCGATCTTGATGGACGAGTTGAAGTCCTTGAACATCGAGCCGAGGATCGGCCCGAGCTTGCTGTTGAGCGCCCCGGCGAACTTGCCGAAGAAGGTGCCCAGGAGAGTCGAGCTCGCCTGGATGTTGGTGGAGAACTTGGGGAGCAGGTTGTCGATCAGATCCTGGAACGGGGCCTTGGCCTGCGCCCAGAAGTTCGCGGAGATCCCGTCCTGCATCTTGGCGAGAGCGCCCTTGACCTGCGGGAAGATCTTGTTGAAGTCCTTGAACGCCGCGATGGACGCGCCGATGCCGACTGCCAGGCCACCGAAGATGCCAGGCAGAGCAAGGGCTGCGGGTCCGATCTGCGCCAGGCTCTGTGCCAGGGCGAACATGTTCGAGCCAGCGGTGAGCAGCCAGGCCGACAGACCGGCGACAGCCGTAGCCATCGTGCCGATGATCGGGATGTTCTTGTCGAGGTTCTTCAGGGTGTTGCCCAGGAACTCGAACATCTCGCCGATGACTCGCCCACCAGACAGCGCCTTCAGCGCCGTCATCGCGGCACCCGCAGCGGTCATGCTGACCTTCGGCACCAGGTTGACGATCCGGTCGCGAGACAGGACCGCGAGCTGAGCGACCGCAGCGTACTTGCCGGTCTTGCTCACCTCGACCTGGATCTGGCCCTTGATGTTGTCGACCTTGTCCTTCAGGTCCTTGATCTGGTGCTCGACCTCGCGCTTGTCACGCTCGGACATCTCGGGGGTGATCGTCGCCTTCAGGTCGCTGATCTGCATCAGCGCCCGCTCGATGTCCCGCTTGGCCTTGGCCACTGCGGAGGCGTCGAGATCCGGCTTGATCTTCAGCTCGCCGAGCTGCTTCTGGATCTTCGTCTGGAGGGCACGGAAGTCGGCGTTGTCGAACGCCAGCTTGATGTCCGCCTCGCGCTGCATCACGTTCATGAGGTCGGAGCGCGCAGCGTTCAGCGAGTCACGGTCGAGCTTGACCTTCAGGTCGACCTCGTCCATCGCGGCGATCTGCGCCTCGATGGAAGCCAGTGCCTTCTGCACCGAGCCCATCGAGCTGCGGTCCACCTTCAGGTCGAGGGTGGCGACCTTGTCGAGCTGTTCCTTCAGAAGCTGTTCAGCGGCAGTGAGATCGGAGCGGTTCACACCGACGCTGATCTCGGTCTCGTCCAGTCGCTTCAGTTGTGCCTGGACCTGCTTGATCGCCGCCTGGAGCGACGACTGGTCATCGAGGTTGACCCGGACCTTGATGTCCTTCAGTGCAGCCTCAGCGCGCTTGCGCGCGTCCTTGGCCTCACGCACCAGCTCGGAGGTATCAGCCCCGATCTGAGCGTCGAGTCGGAGCTCCTTCTCGATCTTCTTCAGCTCGCGCTTCAAGGTGTCCTTGAAGTCTGAGGTGTCAGGGAGAACCTTGATCGAGATCCGCCCGACCTCGGTTCCTCCGGGACTGGCCATGCGGTTACCTCCGAGGTGAGAACTTCTTGTAGAGGTCGCGGACCGAGGTGATCTTCTTCTCGGCCTTCGCCTTCTTGGTCTTCGGGCGTGGGTACTCGGGGATCTTGGGAGCGCCCTTCTTGCCCCACTGACCAGTCGCCCTGGTGTTCTGGTTGAGCGCGTCGTAGAGGTCGGCTGTCATGTGGCGATCGACGCCCCAGCCGAAGTGCTCACGACCACCCGACGCGAGGGCCATCGTGAGAGATGTGTCCGGCAGCCTCTGCACCAGCAAGAGGACGAGAGACGGCGAAGGCCCCCGACCCGCGATCACGTCAGCAAGGTCGATGCCGAAGTGGAACCGCAGGTCGGGGTAGATGCCTTCGCCGTAGTCGTCTACGAGCCGGGCGAGGCTCAGGCTTCCCCCGCCTGAGTGCCCTTGCCGTAGGACTCGAAGATCTGGGCCAGCACAGCGAGGTCCCCGCCGACCGCAGCGAGCAGCTTGTCAGCCGCCTTGTCGCTCTCGGCGACCAGCTTGATCGCGTCAGCGAGCACCTGCTCCTGGTCGACGTCTTCGCCGTCGAGCTTGCTCTGGATGTTGATCAGCTCCGCGCGCTTCTCCTTCGGGAGGCGAAGCGGGTTGAGCAGGCGGCAGACGTCGTCGCCGAAGGTGATGTCAGTGGAACCGTACTTGGCCTCAGCGGCAGAACGGATGTCATCGAGAGAGAAGCTGGACATGGGGTTGCGGACCTCCTGTGTTGGATGGGAACTACGGGATGCGGACCTGGGGTTGGGGCTCCGGGTGGAGCCCCGGTGTGCAAGCGGGTCCGCACTCACTTGCACACCGGGGTGTTACTGGGTGAGCTCAGCTCACGGGGTGACCGGGGCCTCCGGGACAGCGCCGAGCGGCGTGACCGAGTAGGTCCAGGTGTTGGTGCCGCTGGCCACCGGCTTGACGCCGAGGGGCAGACCGGCCAGCGACTCGGTGTCCGCGAGGGACAGGTCGTCGGCACGGTAGATCTCGGCCTTCGGGGCGTAGAAGGCGAAGTGGTTGTCGCCGTCCACGAAGATCGCGAGGAACGCAGCCACGGTGGGCTCCGGGTCGGTCGGGACACCGACGCTGCCGTCCGGCAGGATCGGGGCGTTCGCGCCGTAGTAGAGCTTCAGGCCAGCCTCATCGAACTGCTGGAGCGTGAAGGTCATGGTCTCGGTCCGGGCGCTGTACTTGGTGCGCAGCGACTTGTTCTGGAGCGAGCCGATGACGGTGGCCTCGCCACCCTCGGACGAGATGCTGAAGATGTCCTCCAGCGAGGTGTGGCCGACGTTCTCCCACGGGGTGTTCGGGGACAGGAGGTCGGCCGGGATGTCGGTACCGACCGGGGCGGTCAGGTAGTTACCGGAACCGATGACGAGAGTTGCGTCGTCGTTCAGAGGCACTGTGTGTACTCCTTGCTCAGGGGGTCAGGTTGGGGTAGGGCCGGGTGCGTGGCTTGCGGATGCTGATCTGGTAGATCGACTCGTAGCGCCACACACCCGTAGGGAGGTCGGCGTACTGGACAGGCCCTGCGGCTGTTGCCCAGTCCGTGACCCGCCGAGGTGCGGAGGTGAGGTCCACCCGAGTCAGGTGGCCTCGTCCGGGGACGACCTTCTGGCTGAGCCAGGCGTCGCGGAGGACTACGCGCACGGCCTCGGAGAGGATCGCCGCGTCCTCGTCACCGTCTGGGTCAGGGCAGAACGTGTGGATCGTGATCTGCGCTGAGTCGGTGAAGCGTGTGTCTGCGCCCCACTGCCCGAAGGTGGGGGCGCGTCGAACGAGGACCAGAGGGAACGTCTGGTGTGCCGCGATGAGCGACTTCACCTGCATCCCCGGTAGGCCCTCGCGAAGGATGGCGAGCAGGAGGTCTTCGACCGGACTGAGCTCAGCCATCGCCTTGATCTCGGGAGGGAGCCCGGCCATCAGAGCTTCACCTTGCCCTTGCGCTTCTTGGGCAGGTTCGAGGCTTGGGCCAGGATGTAGAGGCCGTCCATCGCGCCCCAGGTGACCTCGACGTCGTTGCCGTGCTTGTCCTTCACGGTCTTGCTGCCAGCCGCTCGTCCGTACTCGATGGACATCGCGGCCTTCTGGCCACGGTCATCGTTGAGCACCACGTAGCGGTCGACTGCACCGCGCTCGATGTCGATCTCGGAGTGCGCGTCGAGGCTGTCGTCGTAGTCCTGGTGGAGCTGAAGCGCAGCCTCAGCCTTGACGGCGACCTCGAAGGTCGTGTCGTCCAGGGCGGCAGCGACGCCCTTCATCTGGCCGAGGAACTTCTCCAGCTCCTTGCCGCCGATGTTGTCGTAGACCCTTGCCACGTCACGTCCTCTCTCGGATGTCGATCGACCAGTGCCGGGACTTCCGAGGGCCGTGGTGGTACGCGGGCGGTGTGACGATGTCCCACTGCTTGCCCATGTACTCGACGCGCGACCAGAGGGTCACGTCTTCCAGGTCGGCGGCGACGATCATCCGAGTCACGTTGATGAGCTGCTGACCGGGGACCTCAGCCTTGGCCGAGCGCTGCGGGATGAACGCAGCTCGCACTTCATGCGGTCCGTCAGCCGTCGCTCGGACGACGTCGTTGCCTCGCCGGTCAGTCTCGATCCGGGTCTTCCAGATGCGCGCCGTCTGGCCGCGCCTGCGCTGCATGCTCACCAGGGACTCACCGCATCCCCGTACATCGGGAAGGTGTCGCCGCCGTAGTCGACGGGGACTCGGCCTCCGTCATCGCGGTGTCGCAGCTTGGTCTTGTACGCGGTCAGCGGCACCGAGTAGATGCCGGGCTGCTTGCCAGCCAGCGACCGCAGGAGCTTGATCTCCTCGTCGGCGAAGTAGACGGTGCCAGCGTTCTCGCCAGCCGCGTCGTTCCACGCCAGGGTCTCGTCGCCCGCACGGGACTGCGTGTAGCCGTCCGGGTTCTTCATGTACCGCTGTGCGGCCTTCAGGACCAGGGTCCGAACCAGGCGAGGCGCTGTGTCCTCGGGCCACTCTCTGCCGTAGTGGGCAGCGAGGTCCGACGCATCTTCCAGCGCGCCGCCTGCGATCCGCTCCTCGTCCTCGTCAAGCTCCCAGTCGAGGCGAGCCTTCAGGTCTTCCATCGTGGCGTAGGCCATCGGTTACTCCTTCGAGGACGGGCGGAGGGGGCCAGCTCGATGTGAGCCAGCCCCCTCCTCAGTCAGATCAGGCAGCCGGGTCGGCCACGATCGGACGCTCGGTCAGACCGGTGATGGTCTGGAGCTCCGAGCCCACAGCCGGGTACGCCGAGGTGCCACCGAGGGTGAGCTTGATGCCACGGACGAAGTGCTCGCCCGTGCTCACGACCTCACGGTTGTTGGCCTCGTCCCAGCCGAGCAGGACGTCGGTCACCGCGCGGAAGCCCGCGTAGGTGTTGACGACGGAACGGTCCTGCATGTACGTCGGGTCGTAGTCGCGGACCCAGCGAAGGGCGATGCCCTCGAAGGACTGCGTCGCGCCGTAGGGCACCGACTGCGGGACAGCCGGGGCACCCGACAGGAAGACGAACGCGGAGCCAGCGAAGGCGAACGCGGCGTCGGACGGGATGGTCTGGTCGACCACGATCTTGAAGCCGAAGCGGTTCGTGATCGTCGCGGTGTGCAGCGCGGACTCGGCCTCGCTGTCGCCGACGTTCTGGGCCAGGTTCAGCTTCTCGTCCGAGAGCAGGGCGCTCTCGAAGTCCGAGCCGACGAGCAGGTAGCGCTGGTCGTCCGGGACGTTGAGCTTGTTCAGGACCCGACGCGCCTCGATGATCGCGCCGCGCAGGTTCGCCTCAGCGCCACCGATGGTGACGGCGTAGTCCTGCGAGAGCAGGGTGGAGACGGCCCGACGCTGGAGACCACGGCCAACGGCCTTGACCTGCGGACGGAGCAGCTTGCCCCAGTCGTCCAGGTCGAAGTCGTTCTGCTCGTCGGTCACCTTGACGGCGGAGTAGACGTTCCCGCCGAACGTGACGGC